ATTTAGACTCTGTATCCCCAAAGGCGGAACTGGCGAGAACTGGCCAAGACCAGACGGACTACTCGAGGATTGGCAGGGTGCAGCCCAGATTGGAAACTGTGCGAAAAGGGAATTCTGTGTATGCCCAGTTGGTGGTTGATTTTGCTCATACTTATATGCACGTTGATTTGATGGATTGGCAAATTTATGCGCTTGAAGGTTTATTTGAGGCTGACCCTGAGACGGGGGATTTGATTAATCGTGCTGGTCTTATTTCGGTGGCGCGCCAGTGCGGTAAGACCGTTCTTGGCCAGGCTGTTCTGGGGGCTTGGATGACTTCAATAGCCAAGCTTCGTGGCAAGCCACAAACGGTAGTTAATTCGGCGCATGAACTTACGCTTGCTGTGCGCCAGTTTGAAATTGTGGCCCCTATTTTAGCTGAGTATTTTGGTGCAACTTTGAAACGTGCGTATGGCCGTAACACTTGTGAGATGCCTGACGGGTCGCGCTGGCTAGTTAAGGCCGCAACACCATCGGCTGGGATGGGCCTTTCTTGTGACCTAATTTGGGTGGACGAAATATATGCCGTGGATGACCAGATTTTGGCTCACAGCCTCAGACCAACTATGAAGGCGCGCAATGTGCGTACTGCTGGTGGGTCTCCCATCATGATGATGACTTCCACTGCCGGCACTGAGGCTTCGATTGCCATGCTTCGATATCGCGAACAAGGGCTGCAGCTGATAGATGAAAAACGCCAGGGCAGTTTTTACTTTGCGGAATGGTCGCCACCACCTGGGGTGGATGTTATGGAAACCCGCTGGTGGGGCTGGGCTAACCCCGCGCTCGGCCAGACGCTCGAACTTGAGTCACTGCTTTTGGACGCTGACCACCCAGACCGCTCTAGTTTTCTACGCGGGTCGCTTAACCAATTTGTCAATGCTGACGCTTGCTGGTTGCAGCCTGGACAGTGGGACGCTTGCCTCTCAGAAATTGAAGGCCCAGAAGGTGGCTGGATTGCTGTTGATTCATCATTGGACGGGTCGCGCTATGTCGCTGTTCGCGCAGCTGTTGATGATGTGGGCGTTGCTCATGTCAATGTTGAATTCGTAGTTGGCTCACTGGCCGAGATGCAACAGGCACTACTTGACGCTTGCCGGCATCCATCTACCATGGTTGCTGTAACACCGACACTAGAAAACCACGTCCCTCTATCTCTTGAGCGTAGAAAAAAAGTAGTGGGATATGGCGAGCTAATGAAGTACACCAGTTTGGTTAAAGGCATGATTAACGATTCACGCCTGGTGCACATGGGCCAGTCAAACCTTGCTGAACACATGAACCGAGCCGTAGCCATTTACCAGCAAAACGCATTGGCTCTATCTTCTAAGCGTTCGCCTGGGCCCATCGAGTTAGCGCGCTGCACCATCTGGGCTGCCGCTTTAGCTTCACGACCAAAGCAAGCTGGAAAGCCCATGCTGGTAGTTGTCAATCGGTAAACTATCGGCGGTTGTGTCTTGCTAGTTCTGTCGGGAATCTGGCAAGGCATGACCACCTGCCAACACGAAATGTGAGATAATCCCAACATGGCACTATTCAATCGAGTAACTAAAGCAGCAATCAGCCCTGCAGAGCCAACCGCCAAAGCAGCAGCTGCAGGTGGTTACTCACCAAACTCTGCCGGTGTAAATCTGATTGGCCAGTACTACACATACGTTGAAGGCCCAGCGCGCAACCGCGCTATGAGCGTTGCCACCATTAGCCGCGCCCGTGACCTTATGGCTTCTGTCATTGGTTCAATGCCGTTAAAAATGTACACGGAACGCTGGAACGAAAACGAAAAAGAAATGGAAAAGGAATACCTGGCACCACGCGCATGGCTTCGCCAGCCCGACCCAACAGTTACTTATAACTTTCTTATGGCTTGGACATTCGACGACTTGTTCTTTTACGGGCGCGCATTTTGGTATATCACCAGCCGTACACAAGACGGGTTCCCTTCGGGTTTTACGCGTCTCCCAGCGGGCTCAGTGACCACAACTGACCAGGCAGGCCCCGTCTGGTTTGCACCTTCCAAAGAGGTTTACTTCCAAGGCAACATGATTGACCCTAAAGACTTGGTGCAGTTCCTTAGCCCTATTCAAGGCATTGTGTATATGTCAGAGCAGACCGTGGCAACAGCATTAAAACTTGAAGCTGCTCGTTTCCGTAATGCTGAATCGTCAATACCTGCAGGCGTTTTGAAGCAGACAGGCGGCGAACCATTAAGCGCTTCTGAACTTGCAGACCTAGCGTCAGCGTTTAACGCAGCTCGAGCAACCAACCAAACTGCAGCGCTCAATGAGTTTTTGAGTTACACCGAAACGACAGCGACCCCAGACAAGATGCTTTTGATAGATGCCGCCAACTATCAGGCTCTTGAATGCGCCAGGCTTACTAACGTCCCGCCATATCTGGTGGGCGTATCAACTGGTGCGTATTCATATCAGAGCTCAGAACAAGCTCGTGCCGACCTTTACATTTTTGGAATTCAGGCCTACTCAACGTGTTTGAGTTCCACGCTCAGTCAAAATAACGTATTGCCACGCGGTACTTATGTAGAGTTTGACACTGACGACTTCCTCATTGAAAATGAGATGGCCGACAAAATGGATAGCCCAGACCTACCAGAAGAAAACACACAAGAGGAATTAGCATGATTCGCTTTAACGCAACATCAGTAACCATTGACGCTGCCGCATCAGACGGTACGCCTAGCAGAACTATCACCGGCATTGCAGCGCCTTATAACGTTATTGCAACAGTGAGCGATGGCACTGAAATCATGCTGTCGCCTGGCGCTTTGCCAGTTGATGGCCCTAACCCAAAGCTCTTTGTAGGCCACTCGGCTGACAAGGTAATTGGCACAGTCATTGCCCGTGAGGACACCCCAGAAGGAATGCTTTTTCAGGCTCGAGTAGCCAAGACCGTTCTTGGCGAGGAATCGCTACAACTCGCCTTAGAGAATGTGTATGACCAAGTAAGCGTTGGAATTAACGCGTTGGAATTTAGCTACAACGAGGCTGGCGTCATGCTTATTGAAAAAGCAGCTTGGACAGAATTATCGCTAGTTTCACACGGTGCCTTTGGCGCTAGTGCTAGCATCACAGAAGTTGCAGCGAGTATCCCCACATCCAATGAGGAAATCAGCAATAATACAGAAACGGCACCCGATGAGCCGAAACCCACAGAGCCACAGGAGAACCCAGTGTCAGAAACACCAGCCCCAGAAGTAATCGAAGCATCATCAGTTTTTGCCCAGCCAAAACGCGAATTTGCTATGCCATCAGCTAGCGAAGTTCTCGCTGCTTACCACATTGGTGGAGACACCTACAACAAAGTGACTGATGCTTTTAAGCAAGCACAGCGCCGCGGACAAACAGCACTGCAAGCAGCAGCTGGCGACATTGTTACTGGCGACACACCAGGCCTCTTGAACCTCAACGTGCTCGGCCCTCTCTTTCAGGATTTGAACTTCGTGCGCCCTGTCGTTTCAGCATTTGGCGCTCGCGCGATGCCTGCTTCACCATCTCGCCAATTCGTGAGACCCACCATCACAACTCATACCTCAGCGGCGGTACAGGCAAACCAACTCGATGCAGTATCAGCTACCACAATGGTTATTGCTGCAAACACAGTTACAAAGCAAACTGTCGCTGGCCAAGTCACGCTTTCACAGCAAGACATTGACTTCACAGACCCAGCCGCTTTGCAGCTTGTGTTAAATGACCTCAGCGGACAGGTGCTCATCAAAACCGACGACATCGCAGCCGATGCACTTGTAGCTGGTAAAACAGCATCAGGTTCGACTTGGACTGTTACCGCTGCAGACCCGACAACATTGATTAGTGCTTTGTATGACGCAGCGCGCGAAATTGCTGAGGACAGCAACTACTTCCCAACCCATCTTTGCGTGTCACCCGATGTCTGGGAGTTGCTAGGCCGTCAAACAGACGCGGACAAGAGGCCGTTATTTGGTTACAACGCCAACGGCATGATGACCACAAACTCAATCGGCAATGTTTCAGGAATGCAGTACACCAGCATGAACGTGCTTGGTCTCACTGTTGTAGTTGATAACAACTTCGCTTCTGGAACCATGCTTGTGGTTTACGCGCCAGGCTTTGAGCTGTACGAATCAGGGGCTACTTTGCAGAGCTTCGAAAACCCATCAACCTTGGGCCGCACTCTCAGTATCCACCAGTACTTCGCCACATTTGTTGCAAAATCAAGCTTCATTCAAGGCATCGTAGTCGCTTAGTCCGAAAGGCGGTTAGCCGCCATGGCTACTTACAGTGTTATTTTCCACCAGCGTCTGGACGACTACGCAGTTGTTCAGACACTGGAAAACACCGATATTGCTATCGGTGAAACCATCACGCTCACGGGTGTAGGTCATAGCCTGAACGGTACACATACCGTTTACGCATTGCCCCAGTACCTCTACCGAGGCATAGACAGCCAAGGTGACATTCTGCTCGATGCAGATTTCCCGATACCTAACCAAGTCATGTTTTATGACGCTGACGGTGATTTGGAACGCTCAGCTGCAATCCCCCCTGGCACTTTGGTTTATACCCAGACCTGCACATGGGTGACTAGCGCCCAGGTTCAGTTGTGGCTCGGTTTAACGAGCCCTACAGCCGATGAAACCACCTTCCTGGCACAATGCACCAGCGCAGGTAATCAAGTCGCGTACAGGCGCAGACAAGAGGCGTCCTATTTTGACGCTTTAGCAACTAGCCCATCGGGAGACGTGACGCTTGGAACCATCATGCTTGCCGGTGCGTATTTCCGTCAGCGCGGAAGCATTGACCAATTTGCCAGTTTTGATTCAATGGGCCAAGCCATTACCACTAATGCTTTTACGCCGATGGTTAAGCAGCTGCTAGGGATTGACCGCCCAGCGGTGGCCTAATGTCATACACAGACCTTTTTAACGAAGCCATAGATGATTTAGCCACTACTCTGGCAACTATTACAAGCTTGCGGGTTGTCACTGACCCAAGAAACCTGAACAGTAATTGCTGCTTCATCGATGCCCCATCTTTTACCGCTATGAATGACCACATCGTTACGATGATTTTCCCTGTGCGAGTCATTGGTATAGGCCCAGGCAACTTGGACACGCTACGACCCTTGCTAGCCATCTCTGCTGGCCTTCTAGGAAAGAACGTGGCCGTGGTTTCTGGCAACCCAGCATTGGCTTCTATTGGTGGGCAAGAATTCCCCGCGTATGATTTGACCATTCGTATGCAATCGCAGAACCTATGATGCACACACAAGCGCGTAGAATCTGCAATAATCTAAACAACAGCGGTGGCCCGACACACCTACATGACCAGGAGTAATTATGGCCACCAGCACCACCACATACCTAACCAATCCAACAGTAACTATTCTTCCTGTTACTGCTGGCACCTTGTTCGATGCCACAGCGGTCACATCGTCCGCAGCCATCACAGTGGGCTTTGACGCTCTTGAGAGCACTAGCTTCGGAGATGCTGCCCATTACTATGTAAAAGGCCTTCAACAGGTCGAGGTTACATTGACGTGCTACGCCTCTTACGGTTCAACATCTGTTGAAGCAGCACTCACAGCTGCACTCGGTACCGGCACTTCCGTGATTACAATCTCGCCTGCAGGCGCTTCCGAATCAGCAACGAACCCTGAGTACACAGTCACTAATGCATTCCTCGCATCGTTTCAGCCAATCAACGGCTCATACGGTGAACTGTCAATGATTGAAGTCACTTTTACTGGTGGCACATTTGCTCGAGACATCACCCCACCAGCGTAAAACCTAAAACAGAAAGCAGCCGACAATGCAACTAACACTGCAAATAGACTTGGGCAACGGCCCAGTCATAGTCAAAACCAATCTTATGGTCATCGTGAATTGGGAACGCAAATACAAACGCAAAGCCAGTGAAATATCTAGCAGCGGTATCGGCATTGAGGACTTAGCCTTTATGGCTCACGAAGCCGCCAAGGTTTCAGGCATTTCGCCTTTGCCGTTAATGCTTGACGATTTCATTAAGCAGTTAGTCTCGTTAGAGGTTGTGGACAGTGAAAGCCCAAACCCTACCGAGGCGGCACCTTCCGATATTCTCTAGCATCACTGCTGGTAGAAACAGGATTTTGGCCGCCTGATATAGCATTTGACATTCCCGACTTGGCTACTTGCATTAGTATCATCAACGAGTCGAGGAAAAAACAAAAATGAGCGCCACAGTTAGCACAGAGATTTACGGACTCAAGGCAGCCCTTGCCGAACTTGGCAAGCTTGACAGCAAAACCAAATTCAAGGCCACTAACAAAATTAAAGCTGCAGGTGGTCAGATGGTTACAGAGGTTGCTTCTAAATACCCAGATGACAAACCGCCATTGTCTGGCATGGCCCCATCTAAAAAGGGTGGCACCCGTTTAGGTTATGACGCCAAGAAAGTGCGCAAAGGCGTAACTATCCAAATAGGCGGACGCGCCAAGAATGGCAATATCCCCTTGGTGACTTTGATACAGAAAAACGCCGGCGGTGCGTTCTTTGACCTTGCGGGTTTGCGTAACAGCGGGTCACAATTTGTGCAGGACTTAGACAGCCGATTCGGCAAAGCTCAACGCGGTATGTGGCGGGCACGTTCTTACATTTACGGCCAAGCAACACAGGACATTCTTGGCGCTATTGAAGAAGTCATGAAGTCTGTAAACAGAAACTTGGTTAAGTAATGGCTGTATTTATCCCTATCATCTCGGAGTTTGATTCCAAAGGAATTGACAAGGCCAAAAAGGAATTTGCAAGCCTCGAGGGTGCTGGCGCTAAAGCCCAATTTGCTATTAAGAAAGCAGCCGTACCTGCAGCTGCTGCTATTGCTGGTTTAGGTGCTGCATTGTTTAGCGCTACTCAGGATGCCATTGCTGATGACGCTGCACAGGCAAAACTTGCCCTGACAATGCGTAACACAACTGGCGCTACTGATGAGCAAATCAAGGCCACTGAGGATTGGATTAGCCAGCAAGGTAAAGCACTCGGCATAACTGATGACGAGTTGAGGCCAGCCCTTGGTCGTTTGATGTCCCAGACACATGACGTTACTAAAGCCCAGGAACTGATGTCTATCGCTATGGATGTGGCTCAAGGCACTGGGAAAAGTTTAAGTACAGTCACCGAGGCCATGGCCAAGGCTGCAGCGGGCTCAACAATTGCCCTGGGTAAATTGTCGCCTGAATTGAAGCAGATGGAAAAAGACGGTGCATCAGCCGATGAAATGATGGCCGCGCTTGCTGGCACATTCCAAGACCAGGCGAGCATTGCTGCCGGTACTGCACAGGGACAGTTTCAGCGTTTAGGTGTTGCCCTGGCTGAGACTAAGGAAAGTATCGGCGCTGCACTGTTGCCAGCCATTGAAGCTGTACTTCCGTACCTAACCAAAATGGGTGACTGGGCAGCGGAACACCCAGAGATTCTGTTAGGTATCGGCATTGCTATCGCCACTATCGCTGCAGCCATTGTTGCTGTAAACGTTGCTATGGCGTTAAACCCGTTCAGCCTTATTGCCATTGCTGTAGTTGGTCTTGGCGCGTTACTGGTCACGGCCTACAAAAAATTTGAACCATTTAAAACTGTTGTCGATGCTGTGTTTGGTGGCATCAAGTTCTGGATTAACAATGTAACCATTCCTGCATTTGAGGCCATGTACACAGTCGCCAAAACAATCTTTAATGGCATAGCCAAAATCTGGAATAACACATTCGGCAAATTGTCTTTTAATATCCCAAACTGGGTGCCAGGCATCGGCGGTAAAGGATTCGATGTACCAAACATTCCAATGCTGGCAGAGGGCGGCATTGTCACCAGCGCTCAATTAGCCATCATCGGTGAAAAAGGCCCAGAGGCTGTAATCCCATTATCCAAGATGGGTGAGTTGGGCATGGGCGGTGGTGGCGGTATCACTATCAACGTAAACGGTGGCGACCCACAATCAGTAGTTAATGCCCTACGCACTTATATGCGCCAGAACGGTTCTGTACCTATTGCGGTGAGCAACATTTACTAATGGCTATTCAGACATACACAGTTTCCTACAGCACAGACAATGTGACTTACACAGCGCTGAGCAATGTGCAAAGCATTACTGTGAACATTGGCCGCCGTGAACAGTTAAGCCAGTACAGCGCTTCTACTGCTTCTGTGTCTTTGCGCTACCCCACAGGTTTTGCATCGCCAATCGCTTCTCTAGTTACTGGCACATTTATAAAGATTGCCAATACAACATCAGGCAAAAACACGTTGATAG